CTTGCATTGCTACCAAAATGCCTCCCGCCTTTAACACCGAGGGATGAATCTCGCCCATGGGTGGGCAGAAAAAACTCCCGATGAATAAGGCTGCTGCAAGTATGAGGCAGACCCAAAAGATTATCTTATCTGCGTGTCGTTTTTCCATATTCAGTCAAGTTTTAAGATGCTCCCCAAGTATGCATCGTCGAGAGACCTGGGGAGCAAACATGATTAAAGCGCCTCTCCGGTTGCGATCTTGGCTTCAAGACCTGAGATTGCTCCTGCGATAGCGGTCGCGAGTTCAACCTCCCTGCCTTTCAGAAGGTTCATCTGCACGCGCTGATTCTCTGGACCGAAGTGATCATACATATTGAAGTCGGCAAGAGACTTGTCGTTCTCCATCACCTGACCTCCTGTGATGGTCTTGAGTTTTGCTGTGGCGTTATCGACAGCGAAGCCGAATGTAACCTTGAGGTCGCCCTGCTCTGTTGTGTAGTTGCCATGAGTGGCAAGATTCGTAATGTTTCCCATGTCTTATCTGTTTTAAAGGGTTAATATTATATAGGTTCGACAAAAGTCTGTGAAACGCAATCCCAGAAGCCTTCCACGCCATCGGATAGTCTCTTGCAAGGATACCATTCCAGCATAACAGTGGCGCCATTATATACGCGGTAGTAGTATATCTTCCCGTTGAAGGTCGCAACTGGTACGCCATCCGATCCCCTTCGTCCTCCGACAATCAGAGTGTCGGGAGTTGTAAAGGCAGATGCCTTAGAATAAGCTCTTGTACTTCCGTCGTAATAGATATTCGCATCATAATGTCGCGTATAATGCTGATTCTTGTCATTGAAGGTCAATGATGAACCTTGATTACCCCATCTCCACGTACCACCCAGATATGCAGTAACGGTGGCCGTGTGCGGCGATGTCACTACGCCATACATATATTGCGAGCTGTTCGTTGTGTCTCGCGACCATAGAGATTCGATTGTATAAGACTTTTCGATAATGCCCGCATCGAACATCTTATCTGCGCTGAAAGTCACATAGTCGAGTATCTCATAGTCAGCGGTAATGCGTATCTCGCCACCACCGAGGAATGGTTCCTCAGCACTCGTGTAGAATGTACCACTTACTGTGTCCAGCATACCTATCACTCCGTCACTATCTCTCTTGACTGGTATCAAGTCCATCACCATCCCATTGCTGTCGCTGATGCGGAACTTGGTGCACCGGTAGTTTCCATAATTATATGCCGCGCTGGTACTTCCTCTACCAGCGAAGAGATTGATAGTATTATTCGGCATCTGCTCATAGTCCAACGATGTTTCAGTTGTACCCAGAGTAACCTTACCCTTCTGCAACTTCACCGAATACTTGCCAGCTGAAGATGCTATTGACTTCGATTCGGATGCACCGAATCGCACATATGCCGTCTTTGAATAGAGCCCAAACCACAATCCAGCATCTGGGTCAGCCGTTCCAAATAAGAATGTATCCGCGTTGGCAATCTTGGTAAGAATAAAGTTAGCCTCAATTACATCATCCTCCTTGACAATATATCCGAGGTCAATATACTGCGCACCATTGCACTCGATATAAGTGAGCCTTGTGTATGTCTCTACAGGAGTAATCTGACCTGCTGCCTGTCTGACCATACGAACTACGATGACATTTCTGGAAGCATCTACGAAGGATACATCCATTGTCCTCTCCTCTCCCGTATTGACATCAGAGGAAAAGACGGCAGAGCCATCTCCGTCACCCTCATAGGTCACGGAGAGGCTTCCACCATCATTCCATGCTTTGACAAGTTCAGCCATTACTCTACGGTCCAAGTGGTGTTAGACTTCACCGCCACAGCCACAGGAGTACCCTGATAGTCAAGTTCGATAGAACTCATTTCAATGGTAATGTAAGGCGCACCTGCTGCGAGAGTGAGTGTGCAGACATCCTCGTGACCTGCTTCATCCTTCACGATGACCTGCCTTGAGATAGCCGATGTTCCTGTGTTCGCTGGTACGGTCACTTTGATGCTGAAGTTATATTCTGCCGATGCTCCGGGGTCACCGCTGATCGCAGCACCATTCGCCGTTGTCAGTGAGTTCGCCGTATAGCTTCCCGGAAGGGTGATGCTGAGATTACCTGTTCCAAGCGAGAAGGTCAGTTTCGCCGAGTTAGATACTCCGCTGATGGTGACCGTCTGACCTCCGGATGCTGAAGACGCAGCATCATCGATATCCACATACTCAGGCTTTCCAGCCTGTGACACATTACGTGCTACATCATCTACATTCGCTGCCTTCCATGTCAGCACCGATGTTCTTGCCTTCCTACCGGTATGCGGTGCGGTAGAAGATACATTAACGGTAGCATTACCGCTTCCTGATGCGGGTGATACCTTCACCCAGTTTGCTTTTGCCATATACTATACAATTATCCAATTAACATTCGACTCCACAAAAACGGTAGCATCGTTCGGATTAAGCCATATAACTTCGGGAGACACCCTCATATAGAACTCGCCATTGATTCTGCAGACAAGTCTTGCAGACACCTCCATCGGTCTGCCGATTCGTGATGCAGTTGCCACGATCGGAATACCCACCCTTGATGCAGTCACCTCCGCAGGGATGCCGATACGATGCGCTTCTACCTCCATAGGACTTCCTATCCTATCGGCAGACACCTCCATCGGATTACCGACCCTCTCTACGGATACTACTATACAACTCATAATGCTATCTTCACTCCTGTCTTGCAGGATGCCCTTTCAACTCTGATACCATTCGGACAATCAGCATCGGGGAAGTGTGCGGTCATAATAAGACTATACTCTCCTGCTCCACCGATAGCCGAATCAACGGAAATGATGTAGTTGTCCTCATCCACCCTTACGGCATCCTCTTTATTGACCTTGATTCGTTTACCGAATCCTCCTTCGGTAAAGACTTCTGCCTCCCATTCCACATCCTCCAAGTGATAGTTGTCTATCGGATTCATGTGGACATTGAGCTTGAAGATTGTTCCTTTTACGCTTTCGTTGCCCATATCTCAATGTATTAGTTATTCTTTTGCCACCACCGGCAGGATGATGTTCAGTCCTTCCATTGTCAGAACCTTGCCGAACACATCCACTGCTTCCTCTTCTGTGAGGAATGGCTCTACCTTGATGTCCACATCCTCGTTCAGCATCTCAAGGAATGCCTCGTTGTATGCTTTCAGAGTAGCCTCGTCATTGTCCTGCTCTTTGATGTCATAGTCCTTGCGGAGCTTCTGCTCATACTCCATTACCTCAGTCTGAACCGCCTTGAGTGACTGATAGAATCGGTAGAGCTTCAGACCTTTCTTTGGCTCAAGTCCATTGTTGCTTACCTGTGCGACTGCGTTTGCAAGTCTTGCGATTTCAATTTTCTTCATATTGTTTATCTATTAAGGTTTATAATTCAAGGTCGGGCTGCATCTGCTGTCTAGGCACATCGTTCTGCTGATATGCTCCTGCATTGAGTGAAACCCACAAGCGAGAACTATTGTAAAGGTCTTGCACTACATTCGTGAAGAAACCATGATAAGTGTAACTCTCCCCTGCTGCTATTGTAATCGTTCCGATTTCCGTCTGCTTTTCGTTGGTATGCAAAGTATCGTTCCACGACTTGTCGGCATAACGCAGTCTTATCCAGTTATTCTCCAAAGTCCTAGAGCCACCGCCATTGTTAAAGATTGTTACTGAGTAATCCAAGGTGTGCATATTACCTGCGGAGAACAGATACTCTGAATCAATAGTCATAGTGATTGACTTATTCATCAGCACAAGGGTTGCCTTGTTTGTATTCGGAACGGTAAACTGCTCAGAGACTATGATGCCTCCATCCAAGAATGTCAGTTTCTTTGTTGAGAAAAACGGATACAAGGTATATGTACCTTCGAGCAGATTGTTTACAGGAACATTGATAGACATACCTGCATTGCTGACGGTATCATCAGCAGTCATCCTCATTATGCTACCATTTTCATCTATCAATGCCACACCGATATAAGCATCCGCCACGGCAGGGAAATCTGAGTGATGAAGCCATGCCGTCTCGCCACCACCTTCAGAAGGCATAGAAATCATAAAGGATACATTGAATGCTCCGTAGTCCTTCGCCCATCTTGAAGGAGGAGTAAACTTCTGAACGAAGCACAATGCTCCATGGTCGTATCCGTCGAAGTCCCTCAGTCTGAAAGGCTCGGAATATGCCCTCCCCTTCGGCTTGACATACTGCCAGCCGTTCATGTTTCCGTCATACTTCGATGCGATGTCCGACACCGAACCGTTTGAGCTTATCTTGGCATTCGTAAGGTCGAACGCCTGATTCTTCTCCTTCCTTGCTGCTGCCCTTCTCGCGTTGGATGCGTCGGGATTCTTCGGGTCGTA